GCCTCATCGGTATGATTTCTCATGTACCGGAATTGAAAACTCGTATACCTGCTCATTTAGAGGTCACACGTGGTGATGATGGTAGTACGGCAAAATTTGTGATTAACTAGCTATAGAATTGCCAAATGTGATACTATTAAAAGAGGATATTAGCATAACTTTAAAAACCCAGTAAACGCGCGGTTTACTGGGTTTTCATTTGCTTAAAATTATCAAAAATCGTTACATTTCGTTACGGTAGCTCACCCGTGGCTCACCCTCAATTAGGTCATCGTAGGTCGGTAATTTATTCACCGCCTCTACATATTGATTCGTAGTCTTATGCGTGTAAATGTCTTGTGTGATATTGCTGGCAGTGGAGTGGCCAACAATATGCTTAACAATAATTTCCGGAATTTCTGCATTACTGCACATGGTGATAAACGTGTGTCTCGTATCGTGGGGTACATGTTCGCCCAAGTTGAGTTCTTGGCATATTTTAGTAAAATGAGTACGATATATGGTCTTACTAGGAGATTTAAATAACCTATTGGAGCGTTTGAATTGAGCTTCACTGTAGAAGGCAGATATAATTGGATAAATACATTCCGCTATTGGTATGATTCTACGTTTACCTGCGTCCGTTTTAGATCCACCAATCATGTATCGTTCTTTTAGATGCACATCCTCAAGTTTAATACCGTATAGCTCGGAAATTCTGAGTCCGGTGTAAATATAAAGTAGCAATATTTGAGCCGTACGCTCGTTTTTATGCTCCCATAGTGTAATTATATGGCTCGGAGTAAAAACTTTCGCTATGCGTGTACTAGGGGCATTTTTTGAGATTATAATATCGCGCATATAATTCTTTGTTAACACTTCATGCTTTATCCCGACATTCATCACACGAACCAAGATAGCTTTGACTGATTGAAGATAGGATTGCTTCCTGGTCGGGTCATCAAAGAATGATTGAACATGGGGAACACGTAAGGTAGTAACAGCTTGTGATAAGAGATGCGCAAAGTGGTCCCGCACAATTTCAATATGTTGGATACGCCCTTTAGATAACCCTTGACGCTTTGACTCGTCAATCGTCCAATCGAATACTTGGCCAAAGGTAGTCATCTTACGTTCTGCAAAGGCATCTGGGTTACTCGCAAATTGTGCTAAGGCCTGGTATGCGTCAGCTTGCTTCGCAAAAGTCCCTAGTGAGCGCTTAATAGGTTTTCCTTCAGCTGTCCATCCGGTCGTGATAACAGCACGGTAAGGCTTACGAAGGTTTTTATGTTTCATTTTATAAACGGATCCTGTTCCGTTGGCTCGTTTCATGGCCATAATCTCATATCCTTCCTATAATTAAGCCCCTATCTGAGCAGTATCGGATAGGGGCTTTACTTTTATTTAAATTGAATCTGTTTAGCCTCTCCGTTTAGGTAGTAGGTTACTGTAGGCTTATTAGCATTGATGTAATCAACGAGGCCTGGCTGAACTGGTGCCACATATATAGTGTGGTAGAAGAACGATTCAGGGAATATATCGAATCGGTGTGCAGGTGGTACGGTCTGCACGAGTTGCCAATGCGCTTGTACAGACTTCCCATTAGGGAAGGTAAGCGTGGAGTTCTCTCCGCCCTGGGCGGATGTGAGTGTCCAGTCCTCAAGGACTACACTGGTTACAGTATGGCCAAGCACCGACTCATTTCTAAACTCGATGGATGGTTTAGGCCATAGGGCGAATAGGGTTATACCTAGTGCAGCAATAAGAATAATAAGAATTGCGATACCCGATTTAATCTTCATGATTTTCCTCCTTCGCCTTTGAGCAGTCAGTAATGTATTTTAGATATTTAATAAAGTCTCTTGATAATTCAAACTCTTTAATATCTTTTGTTGGTTCATAAAATTGATCAATAGTAAATTTTAAAAATGAATCAAGCTTACCTCGGCTCTGTAGTTGGCCTATTGTTAAGAAAAAGCGGATAAATGTATCCGTATCTTCCATTAGATGAGCTATAATGGCCCCAATTTCCCGGTATTTATCAATCATTGGCTTTGTAGCAAGCGGAAGAGATTCTCTTAATGTAGTTACCATAAGCTCTTCAAATGAATTTTTATTTGCTTCTAGGTAAAATGAGTCGTCATCAGATAATATTTCTGGAAGGCATTCCTTACGCTCTTCAATCAACCCATGAGCGTATTCGTTTCTTAGTCTTTTGATTTCGATATCGTCGGTCAATGGAAATGCAGTTTTGATATATTGATACAAATCGTGAAAGATATTAGCCTGAGTTTGTGCTTTTGATAACGCTCCACGAATTGTTTCTTGATGTAGATCTTTACCTAGAATATAGTTCATATCGACATTAAATAAAGTAGCATACGCCCGAATATATGGAGCAGATGGTTGACTCTTACCATTCTCCCAGCGCGATATCATACTCTTGGATACTCCTTCACCTTTTATATCTATTCCTGCTTTTTGCACTTCAAGTGAAAGTTTTTCCCTGAGCGCGTCAATAGTTAACCCTTGTGCTGTACGTAGCTCTTTAAGGCGTTGCCCGATTTTAAATTTTAATTGATCTTCTTTAAGCCTTGAGCTTATATTTAGATTTGTAGTCATTTTTAAAATTCACCTTTCCTCACTTAAACCCTCTTCCTACCTATATTATACTTCAGATGTTCCTCAATAGGCAATTAAAATTTACGAGAAATCACAAAAATGTTGTTGACAGGAACTTTTGACGGTGCTATCATGTACGCATAAGGCAACTCGGCAACATTCGAGAGAGGCCGATATAACAATTTGATATTGAAAGGGGGCGGGGTATGTGATACCACGTAAAGCAATCTCTCCGTATCGAAAGCTCAAAAGCTTCATGGTAGAGAATGATATTTCTAATACCGCAGCCGCAAAGGTGATAGGGGTTAAGCCAAACACTTTCAGTAAGAAGCTTAACCGCATCAACACAGACTTCACATTACAGGAAATGCGTACGTTGTGTATAACCTATGACCTTGATGCGAACGTATTTTTTTTACATTAAAGGTTCCTATTTAGGCAACTTTTTATTTTTACCAGAAGGTTCCTAATTAGGCAACTTAAAAGGAGGCAATCACTATGAACAAACGCAAATCTTGTGTAACGTACCTGTACCAAGATTCACTCGCTCGTCGGATGAAGGAGCTCGGTGTATCTCGGTCAGAGCTAGCCACTATGACCGGGCTTTCACCCTGCACAATCCTTACAGCGTGTAATGGTAGACCGGTATCGGTGCGAACAATCGCCAAAATTCTTGAACACTTACAAGTTGATCCATCTGAAGAAGATGATTACTGGGGCATTGACCCTGTATAGGAGGTAACTATGAATACTGAAAAAGATGAATATACCATCGAAAACCTTATTGTCCAAGTAACACCCAAAACCGCCAAGTACGACCTCTGGTTCAATCGAATACTCGGACTGTTATCCTTTGTAACGTTAGTCGTTGCCATCATCTACTTTGCAACGGTGCTAATCCTACTATGAACCCCACCATTACAGTGAAACAAATGGCTAGCGTTTTAGGCCTAACCCTTACAGCGGTTAGAGAGGGCATCGCTAACAACCATTACAAAGCCTTCGCCTACTGCTACGGCAAAGGCAAGAAACGAACCTTCGTCATTGACCGGTTCGGATTCGAAACATACCTGGCTCGAACAGGGAGAAGTGAAGAGTACATCAAGGAGGCATTTAATCGTGCACGCATTTCTTAAATTAGTAGCCGGATTAATCCTCATGGGCTCCGTTGGTAGCCTCGAGATTGACCGCATAGGCTTTACTCAGTATTTTGTGCAATGCGCATTAGGGGTAGCTTTATGGATTGTGGCTGAGCAAAGTCAAACCATCAGACGGCTCAAAAGGAGACAACGATGAGACGGAAACCAATCATCCCGATGATGCGGTTGAAGTCCAGTTTTGACCTTAAGAAACTGATCTACGATAACACGCCCTACGGGTTATGTAGTTTCGCTGAAGTTATAGGCGTAAATCCTATGACCCTGGTCAAATTATCTAAGCACTTACCTGTGAGGATATGCACGGCCAGGTTAGTCGCTAAAGGACTTGGCCAACGAATCGACTTCTTATTCGACCAGTGTTCGATTCAACAAAAGACATGGGGCAATCGATTTGGTTACCGCATGAAGCCGGCAGTGTTCCGTAAGGTGCTAGCTGATAAGGGTTTGTCCATTCAAGATGTCGCTGCGATGTGCGGGATGCACTATGCAACCCTATACAGCCATCTCAAGGGCATAAATAAGTCGATGTCATTTAGTAAGGCAGTCATCTTGGCAGATACTCTGAACGTCGACATCGGATTGTTATTTGACTTTAGCCAGTATTAAGTGAGGTCACCCTCACATGGGCAATGATGGCCAATTGGTACGGAGCCCTAGTAGTATATTTTGCAATTTAGCAGAAAGGAGGTTCCTATGCAGAACCCTACAAAGAACAACGTACGGACCTTTGTTAGAAGTCTGTACAACGCTCGGCTTCTGGAACAGACAGAAGCAGAAAGCGTAGCGCTCGAATCACACTACATTAGCCTTGAAGCTGACGGACGTGTAGCAGCTGCTGAAGCGTTCCACAAAGTCATTAATGGATTACGTGAGGCACGTAAGGGCGCTCAACGTTTGGAAGAACTAGGCTACGGCTCGCTAGCTACTAAGCTAGTACCTGATGCGGATAACTTCGTCAAGCGTATGTGCAAACCACTCCACGAATGGTGGTATGACAATCTCGATGTTAACTCCGAGAAGGGCCAAAAGTGGCGTGCAGTCCTAGAAGTAGCCAAGCCTTACGAAATTGAGATTCGTAAGTTGAAGTCAGCGCGGAATGCATTGAATAGCATTATTGATCGTTCCCCTTCAGGGAAGCACGCCGTAGTCGAGCTTAAGAAATTTGGCTTTGACTATGACACCTGGGCACACGCACAAGTTGATATCGGTAGTCCTTCCGATTTCGATATTCTAAAATGCCCAAAAGAAAATGACCGCATCAGTACTGGAACTACTGACACGGCCACATCAAAATAATTTTGACACTTATATTATACGAGGTATTTCAACTATGAACAAGAAAGTAATTGCATCCACGCTCGCAATCTCCGCATTAGCGGTTAACGTATTCGCACAAGGTAGTAACTTAGGCCCTAACGGCACCGCTAATGGCGACGCAAGCCTAGTTATTGGTACGAATAATACAACTACTATAAACGCTACATCCGCCTTCGTTGCAGGCACTCAAAATACAGTATCCGCTCCTAACGGTATTGCCTTTGGTACAAGTAACACAGTTTCCGGCGAAAACGGCTTCGCCGGGGGCAACGATGCCAAAGCATCCGGCCGTAACTCCTTCGCATTCGGCAGCCATGCTGAGAGCTTGGTAGAGTATACCATCGCTATTGGCAACCAGGCGCGAACAGCTAGTTACGACAGCGTGGCCATCGGTAATGGGGCGTTCGTATCCGGTGAAAGCTCTGTGGCCTTTGGTCGCTCCAACAACGTGACCGGAGAAAACTCCGTCGCGGTTGGCGCTAACAATGGCACCGTAGCAGGTGGCCAGTCCGCCGTAGTAGGCTACAACAACAAAATTGGTTCCCAAAAGGAACAACTCGTGTTCGGCTCTAACTCTGAATCTAATGGCCAAGGTGCATTAGTGTTTGGCACACACGCCAAATCCTTAGCCACTGACGCCATAGCCTTTGGCAACAACACAATAGCCGATCGTGCAAATTCCGTTGCCATCGGCACCAACGCGGTGACCGATGATGCGGTAGGCGTTGACGGTGTAGACCTAAATGGTACCCGTCACATCTTCGCAGGCGAGCAACCTGGCGCAGTCGTATCCTTCGGTTCCAAAGCTCGCACAGGTGCAGGTGGCGTGGCGCAGTATAACCGGCAGTTACAGAACGTTTCCGCCGGTAGAGTGGAAGCGGACAGTTTAGACGCTGTCAACGGCTCCCAGTTATACGCTGCGTACGATGAAATCAACACCATCGGTGCAAAGGTGCATACTAATACGGCTGATATCAGCACACTTCAAGGCACATCTGCTAATCACGAAGGCCGCATTACTGCACTTGAATATCGTACCTATAATATGGCCGGTGAAATTAACAACCGTCTCAACGCAACAGACCAACGCGTCAACCGTTTAGGCGCATCTAGTGCAGCATTAGCAGGGCTTCATCCTTTGGATTTCAACCGAAGCGATAAGGTCAGCTATGCTGTAAGTTATGGCCATTATCGTAACAGCAACGCCGTAGCCCTTGGAGCGTTTATCCGTCCAAATGAGCGATTGATGATTGGCGTAGGCGCTACTTTAGGCGCTGAAAATCAATACACAATCAATCTTGCGTTCAAGACCGGTAAGGGCTCTGACTACATCGCTGAAGCCAAAGATGCCCAAAGTCGTATCTCTAAGTTAGAACGATTGGTTGATGAGTTAACGCAAGAAGTTGCTGCGCAACGTCGCATTTAGGAGGTCACTATGAATAAACCTAAAACTCACACATTATCAATCACTATGGATTTGAGCGAAGACTACAGCTCCTGCCGTTGTGCATGTAGAACAACATTAACAGACCAGAAGGTACTTGGCGCAATGTTAGCGAGTGCAGTAGTAGCTATCGCTCACGACTATAGCCGAGACCCGCACGCGTTTGCAAAGGCAGTAACCTGTACGGTTATGGAATTTATTGATAAACCGGGATTTACAAAACCCAAAGAACAATTATCTTAGGGGTGATGCAAATGGCCCGAAAGAATAGAAGAAAACGGATAGTGAAAGATACTGCAATAGAGCAGTTGATTTCGCCTAAGGAACCTATTACGCCTCCGCCTAGTCCGTGGGATGTTAGAAGCTCCCTAAGAGAACAAGCTAAACGTGAAAAGATTATTACTAATCGACTTACTAAGATTGATACCTGGGTGACTAGAGCTTGCCAAGTCGTATTCATCATCTTAGGTATTTGTGTTCTCCTACTGCTACACTTTCACGGCATTATTTAGATATTAACTAGAAAGGATTTCCTCATGATCAGAATCACTTTTGAAGCAAAAAACTATATATCCCTTTGTGAAGAACTTAAATTGTTCCTCAGCTACAGTAATATACCTACGACGAAAGAACCGCCCACAGCTCCTGTGGTACCCGCCACAGTCCAAGCTCCGCCGGTGGCTCCAGTCGCTCAACCTACTCCAGCAGCACCTGTGGTACCGACATCTGTGTCGGTACCAACCACTCCAGAACCTCAACCTGCACCACCTGCACCACCTACACCGGCTGTACCGGTAGCACCGGTTAAGGAATACACATTAGAAGAAATTCAAGTGGCGTTGCAACCATTAATGGATGCAGGCCGTACGAATGAAATCGTTGGCCTAATGCAAAAATACAAAGTGGCAAGCCTTCCTGAACTTCCAAAGGATCAATTCCCTAATCTCGTAGTTGACCTTCGCAACATGGGGGCTCGAATCTAATGGCTAGCCATGCGCTACTAAGCGCATCAAGTGCGCACAGGTGGTTACACTGCACAGGGGCGCCTCGATTAGAGGCGACCTTCCCTGATACTACATCAGAATATGCAAAGGAAGGCACCCTCGCACATGAACTATGTGAATTGAAATTGAAAAAATACACTACGGCGATGGCTAAAGGTACCTACACCAGAGCCTATAACAAAATCAAAAAGAATGAGTTATGGGCGCCTGAGATGGATGAAACTACAGACGTATACCTTGAGTACATCAAGTCCATTATGCTGAGCTACAAGGTCGCTCCCGTCGTAGTCATCGAAAAGCGTGTTGACTTTAGCCAATACGTGCCTGAAGGATTTGGTACCGCTGACTGTATCATCTTGGCTGGTGATACTCTTCACATTATCGACTATAAGCATGGTAAAGGTGTTGTAGTTGATGCGGATCATAATCCGCAGATGATGTTATACGCACTCGGTGCGATGCACGATTACAGTCTCTTGTACAAGTTCAATACTATCAAGATGACTATCGTACAGCCTCGCGTGAATAACATTTCAGAGTTTGAAATGTCCTCCGATGAACTTCGTAAATGGGGTGAGGAGGTAGTCATGCCAAAGGCTAAAGAGGCCTACGAAATGGAAGGCCACACGTTTGAGGCTGGCGCCTGGTGTGGGTTCTGTAGGGCAAAGGCTCAATGCAGAACACGATGTGAACATTTCGATGCTATGCACGTATTCACGAGTCAAGACCCTCGTCTGATTAGCCTTGAAGAACTAGGTACATACCTAGAACATGGCCAGGATATCGAGTCCTGGTACAAGGATATCAAGGAATACGCATTATCTGAGTCCTTAGCCGGTGCAGAGGTTCCAGGTTGGAAAGCCGTAGAGGGTGGAGGATCCAGAGCTTTCCAAGATGGCGATACTGCCATTCAAACCCTTATCAATGGCGGGGTAGACGAATCTATCCTCTATGAACGTAAGGTTCTTACCTTAGCGCAAATTGAAAAAGCTATTGGTAAGAAAGAATTTAATGAACTCGTAGGCGACCAGGTCGTGAAGAACCCTGGCAAACCTACTCTTGTAGCTGATACGGACAAGCGCCCACGTATCACGAACCAACCTAGTGCGGCGCAAGTATTTAATACCAATGGAGGTAACTAATTATGGCATTTCAATGCAGACCAACAGAAGTTCTTTTACAAAACGTACGTTTATCCTTTGTTCATTTACTTGAACCATACACTAATCCAAATAACTTCAGCGAAGCGAAGTACAGCGCTATGATCCTTGTACCTAAATCCGATACGGCACAAGTACAAGCTATCAGTCAAGCTATTGAAGCAGCTATTGCAGATGCTCGTGTGAAACATGGCGCCAAAGTACCGGCTCAACCTAAAACACCAATTCATGATGGCGATGGCTACACACCAGGTGGTAAAGAATATGGTCCTGAATGTAAAGGCCACTATGTGTTCAACGCTTCTCAATCCATGAAATTCAAGCCTGAAGTGGTCGACCTTCAAGGTCAACCACTTACTGAGCCAGGCCAAGTATATTCTGGCATGTATGCCAATGTATTGGTTAACTTCTATTTCTATAACAATCAATCCTCTGGTATCTCCGCCGGTTTAGGCCCTGTACAAAAGGTACGTGACGGCGAACCTCTTGGCGGTGGCCAACCTGCATCCGCTGCATCCGTATTCGGTGCTCCTCAAGGTAGCGCAGCAAATGTATTCGGTGGTGCTGAAGCCGTTCCAGCCATCAACCCTGTAACTGGCCTTCCTATGTAATAGGCGGCCGATATGAGACATCTCAGTGTTGACATTGAAACATTCTCATCTAATGACATCGGCGCAGGAGTATACAAATATGTCGAAGCGGAGGATTTTTCAATCCTCCTATTCGCATACGCCTATGACTTTGGCCAGGTTGAAGTGGTGGATCTAGCACAGGGTGAAACGATACCTGATGAAGTGCTTCAGGATTTGCAAAATCCGGACGTGATTAAACATGCCTACAACGCACAGTTCGAAATCACATGCTTGAACAAAGCCGGATATACGACTCCATTACGTCAATGGCACTGCACGATGATTCACGGTGCGTATTTAGGGTATCCTATGGGCCTTGCCAAGTTAGGCGTGGCACTAGGGTTACCGCAAAATAAATTAAAGGACAAAGCCGGTAAAGCTTTAATCCGGTACTTTAGTATTCCATGTAATCCGACCAAGTCTAATGGCGGGCGAACTCGTAACCTTCCACATCATGAGCCTGAGAAATGGCGAACCTACGTCGAATATAATCGTCAAGATGTAGTCACTGAAATGGAATGTTACAAACGACTCGCATCGTTTCCTGTACCCGATGAAACCTGGAACGATTGGTACATCGATATTGAAATCAATAATCGTGGTGTACTCATCGACCATGACCTCGTCATCGGTGCTCTTTGCATCGATGAAGAAAACACGAACATCCTTACCAAGGAAGCACAGGAAATCACACGCTTGGCCAATCCTAATTCTACACAAGCGCTCCTTAATTGGATCAACACCAACACAGGGGCTAATCTTCCAAACTTAACAAAAGATACCGTTGATGGTGCTCTCAAGAGTGACATTAACCAGGTGGCCAAACGTGTTCTTACCTTACGTAAGAAGTTGGCCAAGTCCTCGGTATCAAAGTACGTCAAGATGGAAGAATCCTGGGGCGCTGATTATCGCCTTAGAGGCGTGTTACAGTTCTACGGAGCCAATCGTACTGGACGATGGGCAGGACGGCTGATACAGGTCCAAAACCTACCAAGAAACTACATCGAAACGCTTGATGTCGCGCGTTCACTCGTGACGCATCGTAATCGGGTAGGACTAGAACTTTTATATGGTGATGTAGCCGATACGCTCTCACAATTAATCCGTACGGCTATTATTGCACCAGAGGGTAAGACCTTATGCGTGGCTGACTTCTCTGCCATTGAAGCACGGGTTATCGCCTGGCTAAGCGGTGAGCAGTGGCGCCAACAGGTATTCGCCCATGATGGGGATATCTACTGCGCCTCGGCGTCCTCGATGTTTGGCGTTCCCGTCGTGAAACACGGCGAAAACGGACACTTACGGCAAAAGGGGAAGGTCGCAGAATTAGCCCTTGGTTATCAAGGTGGCGTGAATGCGTTAAAGGCTATGGGTGCCCTTGATATGGGGCTATCGGAAGAAGAACTTCCGGACATTGTAAGGTTATGGCGTGAAGCTTCACCACGGATTCGTGATTTATGGTATCAAGTCGAAAACGCTGCAGTGTACACCGTAACCACAGGCAACCCTATGGGCCTTGACCACGGTATTATATTTCGATTAGAAATTGATCCGATATACGGCTATCGTTACATGACGATAGAGTTACCGAGTGGGCGGAAGTTATTTTACCCTGGTGCTTACATCAAGGAAAACCAATTCGGTAAGGACGCCGTCCATTTCAAGGCGCAGTTCAACAACGCCTGGGTGGATGACAGCACATATGGTGGCAAGTTAGTCGAAAACATCACACAAGCCGTGGCTCGTGACTGCCTGGCTGTAACGTTACGTCGATTGACGATGGCAGGGTATCCAATCACCATGCACATCCACGATGAGGCGGTTATGGAAATCCCGGTCGAAGGTAAGGAGGAAACTCTTGATAAGGTTAACACCATATTCGGGGCTCCAATTCCATGGGCGGAAGGATTACACCTATCAGCGGCCGGATTCACAAGTGACTATTATATGAAGGATTAGAAAGGGCGATGGCCGTATGATTAATGATAAAAAACTAATAATTAGCGTAGGCCAAAGCCGCACATCTAAGCAATGGATTCAAACGGAGCTCATGTGGTCCGAGTTCATCGAACGGCTACGGACACCGCAACGTACTACGGAGACCGTTGAACAGTATCATCAACTTCCAAAATCAGCGCAAGCTAAGCTGAAGGACATCGGCGGGTTCGTCGGTGGTAGTTTAATCGGGTTACAACGTAAGGCGATTAACGTCACCGGTCGTGACCTTATCACCCTTGACCTTGACGCTATTGAGCCTGGCCAAACGGATAATGTAGTGCGTACAGTGGACAGCTTGGGCATGGCGTACGCCGTGTACAGTACACGTTCACACACGCCACACCGTCCACGGTTACGTGTAGTCATCCCAACCGACCGCACCATGACACCTGATGAGTACGAGCCTATCGCTCGTAAGGTGGCCAGTCTAATCGGTATCGGCATGATGGACTCGACCACGTTCGAAGCCTCGAGGCTTATGTACTGGCCGGGATGCTCCAGTGATGCACAGTATGTGTTCAGATATGCGGATAAGCCGTTCTTATCGGCTGACGGCATCCTAGCTGAGTACACCGACTGGCGAGACGTGGCATCATGGCCACAGGTACCAGGTTCTGAGACTTCGGTTAGAGTGAAACAACTACTTACGAAGCAACAGGATCCATTATCCAAGCATGGTATCGTAGGCGCCTTTTGTCGGCAGTATGGTATTCGTGAGGCTATCGATACGTTCCTACCTACCGCGTACACGTACGTTGACGGCTCCAACGACCGTCTAACATACGTCGAAGGTTCTACCATCGGCGGTGCTGTAATCTACGATGATGATAAGTTCTTATACTCGCATCACAATACGGATCCGTGTGGTGGCCAACTCGTGAACGCCTTTGACTTGGTTCGACTTCATAAGTTCCATGACCTCGACGAGACAGCCAAGGACGGCACACCGCCGCATAAGATGCCTTCGTTCCTGGCGATGAGTAAGCTAGCCTTTGAGGACGCAGAGGTGGCCATCAGTATCCAACAAGAACGTGCGCGTGAGTCCGCTACGAACGTGTTCCAAGATTCGATAAGTAATTCTACTGCTACCGATGTAACCGATCTTGACGCTAACGCTATGCTCGAGACTGAATGGATGAAGTCCGCCGGTCTCAAATATAACGAGAATCAGGGGCTTAAGAAAACGCGTGATAACATTCTTAAACTATTAACGCATGACCCGGCCATCAAGGGGCGTATCGCATACGATAAGTTCGGTAGTCGGTATATGGCTATGGGCGCCTTACCATGGGCCCTATCGGAACACGGTAAACGCATATGGACTGACACCGATGATAGTGGTATCCAGTGGTACCTTGAAAACCGATTCGATATCACCGGCAAGGATAAGGTCCTTGATAGCGTTCTACTAATAGCGAAACAAAACGCATTCAACCCAGTGACCGATTATTTAGACAGTCTCATCTGGGACGGCGTAGCACGGCTTGACACGATCTTCATCGATTACCTGGGCGCAGAGGATAACGTGTATACCCGTGCGGTAGGTCGTAAGGCCTTCGTAGCTGCGGTAGCACGTGCCTACGAGCCAGGGTGTAAATATGACACGATGCCGGTATTAGTTGGTGCCCAAGGAATAGGGAAATCATCTCTTATTCGATTAATGGGCAAAGATTGGTACGCTGATGGGCTTAACACCTTTGATGGTAAAGAAGCCGCTGAAAGCATCCAGAATAGTTGGCTAGTTGAAGGCGGTGAAATGACCGGATACACTAAATCGGAAGATAATGCATCGAAACAATTCTTATCACGCCAGGTCGACGTATTCCGTAAGGCGTATGGTCGACGCACAGAAGAATACCCACGCCAATGTGTGTTCTTTGGTTCCACTAATCAACACGAGTTCTTAAAGGATATTACGGGTAACCGCAGATTCTGGCCGATACAACTTGGTTTAAAGAAACCAACGAAAAACGTATTTAAGAATTTACCTGGCGAAGTGGATCAGCTGTGGGCGGAAGCCAAAGCTAGATACCGCCAAGGTGAAAGCTTAATTATTGAGGATAATGAGGAAGTTCTACGCCTTGCAAATTTAGCACGTGAAAGCCATATGGAAGGAAACGCTAAAGCAGGTGTGGTAGCGGAGTTCTTGAAACAGAAAGTACCTGAAAACTGGAGCACGATGTCGCCTAAAGCGCGCGATATGTTTATGTCAGGCACACACGCGGTACCTGGACAGGTGCTAGTATTCCGCGACAGGGTATGCGCTGCAGAAGTATGGGTTGAATGTTTTGGACGTCCGTTATCTTGGATGAAAAAGTCAGATAGCCGTGAGCTTAATCAAATTTTAGACAACATTCCATTCTTAATGAGGTTTGATTCGATGAAAAAATTCGGGCCTTATGGAGCCCAAAGAGGATTCTCAATTATACCCGGATTGATGTAATTTTCGAAGGTAACATTCCTGAAAATACCCCCATATTCTCAAAAAGAATGTTACCTGAGAATGTTACTATGTTACCCGAATGTTACCGGAATGTTACCTAGAATGTTACCCTAACAAACCTAGTATTTATCTAT